CCATTAGTCTCCAGCATTCTTTTGGAGTAAGTTTTCTAACACCTTTTTCACCTAAATAAATTTTAGGCTGTCTATGTCCACCAGTCATAGTTGTAAGAGTTGGACAAACTCCGTCAGGAGAATAAACACGTTTAATTGATTCATTACCAGCCATTTCAAGGTTGCCAACTTGAATAAGTCCATTATCACTTTCAGTAATATTATCTTTAAAAATAAATGGACGGTCATTCATATACATATTCGCTGGAATTTTATTATCTGGTTCAAGTATATCTTTAATTTTAATGGTTCTTTTTTGTGGCTCAGGGAAAATAAATTCTTTATCAGGCTTTAGAATTG